CGTCCACCCCGGCCGCAACGGGCACCAGAATGACCTTCGCCGCCTGCTGCTGCCGTGCCGTCTGGGCGTTGATGAGCGCCAGCGCGCGGCCGATCTCCGAATCCGGATCCAGCATCCGGGCGACGGAGTCCGTCGAGTTAAACAGGACCGGGGTGTTGTTGACGAATTTCGCTTCGAAGTCGGACGCCTGGCCATTGGTGGCCTTCACCACCGGCCCGATCAGGCCGATGATGCTCATGTTGGCATAGGACGGGGGGGCGGGCTCGAACGCTTCGCGCCGCGTGACGATGCCGACCACGGGTGCAGTCATGTGACTGGTCTCCTAAACGAAAAGCCCCGCTGAGGCGGGGCGGGGTTGTGAATCTATGGGCGAGCCCAAAGTCAGGTGAGTTTGATCAGAGTGGCGCCGACCGAGGTCCAGTTGCCGTCGCTGCCGGCGTCCCAAGCGATGGTCGCTTCGTCGCCTGGGTTCAGCATCCACTTGAAGGCTGTGCTGTACTGGTTCGAACCGGCATTGACCTGATGGGCGATCACGCCGTCACCGCCCGACATCGTGAGCGATCCGTTGGTGTCGGAGAACTTGGACCCCACGGCCAGCAGGGGCGCGACGTTCACGCCGGGGCTGACCGATCGGGCCGATGGGTTGGAGGTCGAGACAACGACCGACGATCCGACGTGCGATCCATAGCCGAGCGCCCAGTTTGGCCGCAGGATTGTCAGCGTCTTGGCGTTCTTGCCCGAGCCGTTCAGGCCGGTCATCGAACCGCTTTCCGACCCGGTGCAGATGCGCCGGCTGATCGTCCGCCGGATGTTGTAGAGGCTCGCGCTGTCGGTCGTGGTGTCGACTTGCGTCATGGCACCGGGGACGACGTTCGTTGGGTTCGAGCCCGTGGCCATCGCGTTGTCGACCAGGATGGCGATATCGCCCGCTTGAATGCCGGCCGGCCAGGAGATCGTTGACCCAGTGGAAGTCGCGCTCGCGACGTGCGTGAGCGTCTTGCGGGGCGGGGCCATCAGCCCCGCGCCCGGGATTAGACCGGGAAGCATCAGGCCACCCCCTTGACCAGCGAGCACACGGCTGCCGTCGAACTGACCACTTGGTAGAACAGGAAGTCAGCGGCGTTGCCGGCGGTGCTGAGTGCCGGCTTTGAGCCCGAGAACTGCCAGAATGTTCCGTAGGTGATCAGTCGCCCACCGGTCGCGTCCTGCGGCAGCTTGATGAAGCCCGCCTGTCCGACCTTGGGGTTCACCGGGTTCGCCAGTGTCAAGGCCCCGGTCAAACTCGCGATCTCGAAATTCAGCCCGGTACTGAGGTCGATGGTCACCGTTGCGCCGTAGGTGATGACGATGACGGCGGCAGCATCCCAGACCTTGTCGGCCGAGAGGACGCGGCCGACCGTGGCGGCGCGGAATTGGGCTGCAGATGCCTCCGGCAATTCGCCGACGGCGTGGCTGTGGCTCGTCGCGGCAGCCCCGATCGTATTCCGAACGTCCGCGGCGTTGGCATCATCGAGGATGGAGCGGGCGAAAGCCGAGAGAGTGGCCAGCGCCGCCGTGGTGCCGTTGGTGAAGTAGGGGAGGCGGTCGCCGGCCGGGGTTAGTGCCCCGATGGCTGACACCGCCGCCGGAACCCCGGACACCTCGCCCCAGAGCACAAAATCCCACGTATAGGTGCCGGCGGTGCCGGATGCCTTGAGGACTTTGTTTGTATTTCCGGTCCCGTTCGCCGGGACATGCTTGCTACCATCGGCCGTCGGGTGGACGTAGAGATTGGCGTTGTCCGCGATCCCGTCGAGCTTCTGCTTGTCGGTATTCGCCATGAACCCCGAGGCGCCCGACGTGGCGGTGGTGTGACCGTGGTTCGAGGCCGAGGCACCGAGGGTCGTCAGCATCGCGGCAGCATCGACGGCGCCCAGCAGCGTCCGCGCGAAGGCGGTCACCGTCATGAACGCGCCAGCCGCCGCGCCCGAGTAATACCAAACCTTGTCGGCGGCAGCGGTGCCGGCGGCCAGCGCTGAAATCGTCCCGGGCAGGTTGTCGAGATCCGTCCAGTCATGGGGATGCGAGACGGGCGCGGCGCCGAGCGTCGTCCGGGCCGCCGCAGCGTCGGCTTTATCGAGGACTGTGCCCATGAATGTGGACACGGCCGACGCGGCGAGCTTGCCTTCGATCGAAGTCTGTAGAGCGGCAAGTGCGGCTTGCACCCGGTTTGCCCCGCCGATGGTCGGAGACACCACCACCTGCGCGGCGGTATAGTCCGCATCCGTCGGATTGACGGCTCCAGTGCGGGCATTGAACGAGCTTACCGAGGCATCGCCGGGCACATAGGCGGCACCCCAGGAGGTTCCATCCCAGGTCCGCATTTCGTCGGCGGTTGTGTTCCAGTAGAGGTCGCCTTCCTGCAACGCGCCGCCGCCGGGTCGCGTCGTCGGGTCAGAACCCGACGGCGGCAGGTAGTGTTCGGCCAGGGCCTGGACGCCGGCCAGGTGGTCGGACGCCGCATCCGCTGCCGCCTCTGCGGCGGTCTGGGCGGCCTCGGCCGCTTCCTTCGCCGTCTCGGCGTCGTCCTTATAGGACTCGGCCTGATCGCGAAATCCAATGGTGGCGTCTCGGTGATCTTCGGCCGCTTCCGCGCTGTTTGCTGCCTGCGTTGCGCTGGCCAGTGCGGCGGCGGCGGCGGTGATCAGGTCGGTGCCCGAAACAGGCACGACGGTCCAATCCGCCGCCGACCCGCTGCCGGCGACGCGGTCGACATCGACCACC